GCTCTACTTTGCAAAGACGTATCGCCCGCCCGCCGGCGCGAAGGGCAACGCCAAGAAGGTGATCCGCTGGCGCGAGGAGCACGGCGACGAGGTTGCCGGCATGACGCGCGTCGGCTGGGTCCGGGCGCGGCAGCTCGCGAGCGGCCGGCCGATCAGCGCCGAGACCGTCAAGCGCATGGCGGCATTCAACCGGCACCGCAAGAACGCCGAGGTCGCCGCCGAGCACAAGGACGAGCCGTGGAAGGACGCCGGCTACGTCGCGTGGCTCGGCTGGGGCGGCACGACCGGCATCGAGTGGGCTATCCGCACGAGCGCATCCATGCAGGACTAGCGTGCTACACTACGCGCACCACGAGGCGACAGCATGACCACCGAGCTACGAGTCCAGAACCAGAGCCAGAACCTCTACGTCCGGGCGCTGTCTACGGCCTACCGCAGCGGCATCCAGGTCCATGATCCGAGCCTCTGGCTGCTGCGCGAGCCCGAGCTCGAGGAGAAGATGCTGCGCGACGCCGACATTGCGCACGCGGTCGGCTACCGGCGGCACCTCATCGCCGGCCAGCGGTGGAACTGTATTCCGCGCGTCACCGGCAGCCCGCGCGCCGACTTGTCGGTAGGCATCGCCAACGAGCTCCTCGACGGCATTCAGGACTTCACGCAGGCGCGGCTCAACCTCGCGCGCGCGTTCTTCTCCGGTGCCCGGTTCGGCACGATCCACGGCAAGGTCCGCACGCTGACGATCGGCGACGGCAAGCCGCGGCGCTGGTGGTGCCCGATGCGCATTGAGGACCACGACAAGCGGCTCTTCCGCATCGTGCCCCAGCACGGCGACACGCTGACGGCCAACTGGGAACGGTGGGACGTCTACGGCCAACAGTGGGACACGCAGAGCGTCGAGGACGCCGCGCACACGATCCGGCACGTCTACCAGGACGACGAGGGCACGCTCGGCCACGGCCGCGGCCTGCGCGAGGCGCTCGGCTGGTGGTGGTATGCGAAGACGCAGGTCTTCCAAGAGAGCCTGCAGGCGGTCGAGCGGTTCGCGCAAGGCATCCTCACGGCCAAGGTCGACGGCGCGCGCGACGCCGAGACCGGCCTGCCGAACACGGAGCTCATCAACCAGTGGCGCGACGTGCTTGAGGATCTGCGCAGCCGGCACGTGCTCGTCTACGACAGCAGCGACACGGTCGAGAGCGTCAGCGTCAGCGGCGAGGGCTGGCAGCTGATGAACACCATCCGCGACGAGTTGCGGTCGACGATCTACACGCTGATCATGGGGGCCAACCTTACGACCTCGGCCAACGAGGGCGGCAGCTACGCGCTCGCGCAGATCCAGGAGAACAGCACCGAGGCGCTGATCCAATACGACCGCGAGACGCTCGAGGACACGCTCACCGACGACCTGCTGGGCTGCATCTGGTGGAAGAATCACGCCAACCTGCAGGAGCTCGGCATCGCGAACGAGAAGCCGCGCTTCAACATCACGCAGGAGAAGCGCGAGGACCCGCAGGAGCGCGCCGCGGTCGCGCAGGTGCTCGCCGGCATGGGCGTCGAGCTCTCGCTCGAGGACGTGCTCGAGCAGACCGGATTCCGCAAGCCTGAGCCCGGCGAGGAGACGATCCAGCAGCCGGCGCAAGTTCCGCTGCCCGGCCTGGGTCTGTAAGCATGGCGACCGTCTACGAGCGCATCGACGACGACCGGACCTTTTTGAATCGCCACCTCGACACGGTGGGCGACGGGACCGGATCGCACGATGCGAACGTCGACGGCCGGCCGACGAAGGTTGGCGGACCCGGCGAGGTGCTGTTCAAGATCAACGCGCCAGCCGAAGGCACGCACGTCATCCACCGGCTGCACGTCGTCATCGAGGACGGCGGCAACTTCCTCACCAGCAGCTACGGCGCAATCCCGGGCGGGCTCACCCTCGGCCTGCGCGTCGGCTACTTCGACACGACGACCAACGGCATCCTCGAAGACTTGACCGCAGGGCACCCGATCCAGAGCAACTTTGACTGGTCGCTGCACGCCTACCCCGCGACGTTGAACCAGTGGGGAGGCGGCAACCAGCACCTCGTCGCGATCTGGGACTTTGCCGAAGACGGCTGCAGCCTGCACCTCGGCCACCTACAGACCGACCGATGCTTCGGCGTCGAAGTCCGCGACGACCTGACCGGCCTCGTCGCGCACGAGTTCGTCGCCTACGGATACACCGTATGAATACCGACAAGCTGCTCGAGGACGTATCCGGCCGCTACGCCCGGCTCTACTTCGCAGCCATCCACGAGCTCTACGTGGCGAAGGTCCGCGACGACCGCGTCAGCGCACGCGCCGCCCGCGAGCAACTCGCCAAGGTCATGGCCGAGACCATGGGCGTCGGCGAGATCCTCGGCGCGAGCCTGCTGCTACAGAATCTCAAGCGGTCGGCCAAGTTCGCCGCGGACGAGCCGAGCCAGACCCTACTGCCGCGCGTCACGTTTGAGGAGGCGCTCGAGGACATGGTGGAGCGCGCGCCGGTGACGCTGGTCGACGCCGCCGAGCGGACCGCGCAGCGCATCGCGCAGCTCTACAGCGAGGACGCGGTCATGGCGTTCGTCCGGTCGGCCGAGGAGAGCGTCACCAGCGAGGCGCAGAAGTTCATCGAGCGCGCGCTGCGCGAAGGCGTGCCGGAGGGCGAGGCCGGCCAGCGGCTCGCGATGAAGGTCGACGACATCCGCGTTCGGTCGCAGGCATGGTCCGAGGGCTATGCCCGGATGGTGTTCCGCACCAACATCAACACGGCGATCAGCGCCGGCCGGTTCCGGCAGGCGCAAGATCCGGACATCCAAGAGGTCGCGCCGGCGTTCCGGTTCGACGCCGTCGGCGACGGCGACACGCGCGACAACCACGACGCCGCGGACGGCCTGATCATGTCGGTCAACAACCCGGAGTGGCGCAAGATCGCGCCGCCGCTCGGCTATAACTGCCGGTGCCAAGTGGTCCACGTCACGCGCTACGAGCTCGAGGGCATGGGCCGCATCCGCGCCGACGGCTCGCTCATCGAGGACAAGGTGCCCGCCGGCGCATTCGCCGACCCCGGATTCCGACACGGAGGCCGCCCGGATCTCGCGCAGGCCGGACGATGATGCCCGAGGACTGGCAAAACCTGCGGCAGAAGTTCCGCCGCATAGCGGCCCGTGAGGGGGTGAGGCGGATTGCCAGCGAGGTGCCGGCCAGCCACACTACCATCTACCGCATCATCAGCGGCGACACGTCGCAGCCGAGCCGCGCGCTGCGGGCGGCGATCGAGCGCATCGTAGACGACAGGACGACCGACCATGGACTACAGAACAGAACTCGCGACGATCACGGCTGACGCGACCGTTTCGCAAAACACGGACTTCTTCGCCTCCGACTTCTCCGTGAAGCGCGCCGGCAACCTCGTCCGCATCAGCATCCAGGCCACGACGGCGATCGCCATCAACATCGTGCCGAGCTCCGGCAGCGCGATCCACCTAGGCACGCTCTCGGCCAACGTCGTCAGCACCTACACGATCGCGCTCGACGCCGAGCGCACGTTCAACCTGCAGACCTCCGCGGCTAGCGACAGCACGGTCGAGTTCTGCTGTGTGCAGGAGGTGCAGCAGTGAGCCACGACGTGAGCGGATACCGGGCGACGCGCAACGGCCAAGGGCATCTGACGATCCACGACGTGCCGATCTTCGTCGAGTGCGAGCGCGGCGAGACGTGCTTCGACGCGGGCTGGATCGAGACCGCGGTCGCCAAGGCCCGGCAGGCGGCGGTCGAGGGCTATCTGCCGCCGCTGCACATCCGGCACCACGACGACGGGCCGGTGCCCGAGCCGGCCGGATTCTTCCGCATCACGCGCACGGCACCGATCACCTTCAAGGGCAAGACCCGGACGGCGATCTTCGCCGACCTCGTGATCACCCGCCCATGGGTCGAGGAGGACGTGCTCGCCGCGCGCCTGCCCTACCGCAGCGTGGAGATATTCAACGTCGACAAGCCGGCGATCGACAGCCTCGCGCTGCTCGATCACGAGCCGCCCTACCTCGAGCTGCCGATGCTCATGGTCGCCGACGTGGAAGAACCTTCCACGCTCAACGTGCCGACGAGCGGGCAGACGGTGCGTGTTGCAAATGCAACATTCGCCAACCCCTACCTTGCAGAAAGCGCACGCGCCGAGGACGGCGTGGTAGCGTGCTTCCGGCGCGGGCATTCCGCGCACCTACTCACGCAGGACGAGCTCACCATGACCACCAAGATCGACGACAAGGCCGCCGCCGCTTCGTTCGCCTACGACGAGGACGAGGAGAAGATGGGCGACAACCCCGAGAAGAAGGAAGAGATGGCCGAAGAGTCGGAGGACTCCGACGAGAAGATGCAAGACGGCATGACTGCGGAGGCCGTCTGCGAAGCCATCAAGGCGGGCTCGTTCGACATGGAGCAGCTCGCGATGATCGTCGCCGACGCGACCGAGGTCATGGAAGAGAAGGGCGACGCGATGGAGCCGGCGCAGGCGCAGGTGCCCGGCGAGGCGATGACCCGCATGAGCAAGCTGGAAGGCGAGAACGTGGCGCTCAAGGCGCGGCTGGACGAGCGTGACGCTCTCGACCAGCGCAACACCGACGTCGGCGCGGCGCTCAAGCGCCTCGAGGACCGGCCGCTCGGCAGCGACCTCGAGGAGAAGCTGACGGCCTACCACAAGGACCACGGCGCGGCGGCGTTCAAGGACTACATCGACAGCATGGTCCAGACGTTCGGCGCTCTCAGCCACAGCGACACGGCTGCGGTGGCGTTCGCCGCGCAGACCAACAAGACGCCCGGCATCGCGCTCAACTACACCGAGCAGGGCACGGACGCCGTCGAGCGCGCCGCGCAGTTCGCGCGCGAGCACGCCGAGCTCATGAGGCACGGCGCGACTCGCATGAGCGAGGACCGCTACGTCGCTGTCAACATGCAACGCGCCGGCTTCGCGGCCGACGCCTAACCACCCCGACACGGACGAGGACTGAAAGATGGCAGATGTCACTGCACGCAAGACGCTCGCGACTAAGACGCGCAGCGGTCGCAGCGCCTACCCGATCGCCGATGGCGTCACGCTCTTTGAGGGCGCGCTTGTCGGTCTCGAAGGCGGCTACCTGAACCACTGGGCCGACGGTGCGAACGACGTGTTCGTGGGCATCGTTCTGGGCGACGCGCTCGGCGTCTCGCCCGGCGCAGCTCTGACCGGCGACACGAGCGCGAGCCCGGTGCCCGAGGCGCGCGTCGACGACAGTGGCGTCACGCTGCTGGGCCTCGACAGCGTCGGCGGCACGCCGACACAGGCGAAGGTAGGCGATCTGGTCTACTGCGCCGACAGCGATACCGACAGCCTCACGCTGACCATCGGTGCGCTGAACCACCCGATCGGATTCCTGAGCGGCTTCCGTTCGGCCACCGACGTCGACGTGACGCTGTTCACGACCGCCGAGATGCTCGCGCAGGCTAGCGCCTGATCGACACCCCACACCCTGACCAGAGAGAGACAGACAGATGAGCACTGTGATCGCCAGTCAAGTTCTTGCGAACGGGCTGCGGACGGAGTTCGCCGATACCTACTCGGCCATCCAGAACAGGCAGGCGGATTCCCGTCTGTCTCTGGTCATGGACCTGAGCATCGGCGCGACCAACCGCGAGCACGAGTTCGCCTACTTCGAGGCCGCGCCGCACATGGCGCAGTGGACCCGCGGCAGCAGCATCCCCGAGGATGCGTTCGACTCCGTGAGCTTCACCACGCCGGTCTACACCTGGGGCCGCCGCATCAAGTGGCACAAGGAAGACCGGAAGGACGACCAGACGCAGAGCCTCATGGACATCGCCCGCATGGCGGGCCAGTCCGCGGCGCTGCTGCCAGAGCGGTTCTTCTTCGACCTGCTCACGGGCAGCACGAACACGCTGCCGGCGGTGCCGAACGCACCCGACGGCGCGGCGTTCTTCGCCACGACGGCCGGCGGCTCGGCGCGCTTCGGCGTGACCGACGGCAACCTGCTGACCGGCAACGGCGTCGCAAGCGTCTCGGCGATCCGCACGGACTACTACAACGCCATCGAGCAGTTCAAGCAGATGCAGGACGGCAAGGGCCAACCGCTTCTCTCTGACGAGGTGATCGACAGCGGCGTCGTATGCGTCCACAGCGCGGCCGACACGGAGGCCATGGAGGAAGCGTTCCTCCAGCGCCGCCAAGGCGAAGTGCTTGGCACCGATGCGGGCACGACGCCCAGCAACCTCGTGCAAGACGCCAGCCGCAACGTCACGCTCTGGGGTTCTCAGCGCCTCGCGACGGGCGACTGGTATGTCTTCCTGCGCAACCCGGCCAAGCGAGCGACCTTCATGCTCGACCGCGAGGGCATCCAGGAATACTCGAGCCTCGAGGGCGACAACAACAGCGACCACACGCGCAACACGGGCGAGGAATACGTCCAGTGGGAGCGTCGCGCGGGCGCTGGCATCGCGCTCCCCTACAGCGCGATCAAGATCAACAACTGATCAAGCGCGGCCACGAGCCGGCAGAGAGCTACGGGCCGGGCGTTCATCGGGAACGCGCGGCCCTTGTTTTTGTAACCATGAAGCGGAGATGACCCGTATGGCAACACGCAAGAAGCTAGTTCCCGACCTCAACCCTGACGTCGGCCAACCCGCAACCCTGACTGCGCAAGCGAAGCCGCAGCAGGGCAAGACGCACATCGGCGGCAGCGACCTCGTGCCGGACCTCGATGCGCACAAGGCGCAGAGCGGCGTCGCGCGCAGCTACAAGTATTGGGTCGGCGTGACGCCGTCCTGCCCGCGAGAGCACATCGACCTCGCAGGCATCAACTTCCCAAAGGTCAACGAGAACCTCGTCACCGACCCGATGCGGACCGGCAACAAGCGTCGCGTGCCGGTCATCGGCGCGATCGTGGACATCGACGAGCATCGCGTGCAGAGGATGCGCGACAAGCTCAAGCGCACGGTGATCCGGTTCCTCGACGACGGCGGCCAGACCGAGGAGCCCGGCACCGGGCAAAACGTCGGCGACAACCACGTCCGGCCGCGGCGCGGTCAACTCATCACGATCCCGACGGCCGAAGAGATCGAACAGCGCCGGCAGCGCGGCAAGCCGACGAACGAATACAGGCCGCACCCCAACGACGTCCCCGCCGCCCGCTACATGTTCGCGCAAATCTGCGAGGACCAGGAGCGCGGCAGCCGTGGGGAATACTACCCCGACACGCTGGAGACGACGGGCCTGTGGTGGCCCGACGAGCTCTAACCTCAGACCGGAGCAACCATGAGCGGCACGCCCACCGAAGCAGAGATCCAGGCGCAGTGGAGAGCTGCGGTCGACGTCCTCGAGACATTCCGCGCGCACGTCGACGGCACGCTCGCCGACGCCGGCGGCAAGTGGGACACCCTGATCCAGACGCTCGAGGGCGAATACACGCCGACCGAGCTCGCCAACTGGGCCGGGCAGTTCCGCGCTGGTTGCTCCGACCTGCTCTCGCCGGCGATCGCGTCGCAAGCGATCTCGCCGATCCTGTTCGAGTATGCGAACCGCATCGACGCCGACGCGACGGGCGTGCAGGGCTTCGGCAGCGGCTTCCGCACCTCGGCGCAAATCTTCCGCGCGCTCTACGACTGGTTCGTCGACAAGAGCTACACGGTGCAGAGCCGCAACATCACCTACGGCAGCGCCTCGGCCGGTGGCAGCAACATCGGCAACGGCGACTGCGGTCGGCTGACCGAGGACGAGAACGGCTTCAACCTCGAGGCGTGCCACGTCGAGAAGAAGCTGCTCAAGTGCATCGCCGACCAGAACACCGGCGTCCAAGAGCAGGCCGAGGTCTTCGAGATCATCGGCCAGCCGAGCAGCTTTGACAGCGTGCTGCGCTACAGCTTCGGCAGCGGTGCCGATGCGAACACGACGATCGTGAGCAAGCACGCCGGCCAAGGCAGCGGCGGCAGCCTGCTCACCAACAGTAGCTTCTCCGAGTTCGACAGCGCGGCGACGCCGAAGTTCACCGGCTGGACCGAGACCAGCGGCAGCGCCAACATCGACCAGGATACCTCGACGTTCTACCGCAGCCACCCCGGCGCGCAGACGGACGCGAGCCTCAAGCTCACCGGCAACGCTTTGATCAAGCAGACGCTGACGAACATGCGCATCCGGCGGCTCGACGTCGACTCGCCGTATCAGTTCCGCGTGATGGTCAACAAGGCGGCCGGCTCAGGCACGGGCGGCAACATCGTGATCCGCATGGGCAGCTCGACGAAGACGGTCGCGCTGACGGCGCTGTCCTCGACGTGGAACGAGGTGATCATCGACTTCGACCAGAACTGCTGGCCGCGCGACTTCAACGAAGACCCCTTCGACGTCGAGATCGAATGGGAGAGCGCGAGCAGCGGCTACCTGCTGATCGACGATGCGATCTTCGCGCCGCTCGACCAGATCGACGGCACCTACTGGTTCCTGCGCGGCAACGCGAGCTCGCACACGCCGTGGCTCGTCGACGACCTTCTCAGCGTCACCGACACGGGCGGCGCTCCGGCGACGGGGCAGATCCAGTGGTGGCTTTGGGTCGCTGGCTTCGGCTACCTGCCGAGCACGACCGGCACGCCCACCTTCACTGACCCGGCCTAACCTATGGCAGCCAAGGATGATCTCTGGGCCTACGTCGAAAGCGTCTACGACGCCGACGGCCTCGTCACGCTCACGAACATCCGCGACCGCAGCGCGACGACGGTTGACGATGCGGTCGGCCTCGCCGCGTCGCAGTCTGCGATCTACCTCTGGCCGGCCTACGCGCAGACCGAGTTCGACTCGGCCGACGGGCTGCACCTCGAGGTGGGCGCGGTCGCCGTCATCGCGATCCTCTGGCGGCGCGGCGGCGCGAGCTCGGCGATCGAGGAGGTCAAGTGGGATCAGGTCTGGGGACCGGAGGGCATGATCCAGAAGGTCCGACGGACGGACGCGCGCGGGCACGCTGGCCCGAAAAGCAACAGCGGCACGATCACGAGCACCGAGAGCGGCACGCAATACGGCTGGAGCGATCGCAAGAACCTGCCGGCCGGCTACATGCCAAGCGGCTACGACACGGGGCAGGATTAGGCCATGGCGCGCGCTACGTTTGAGCAGGGCGCGAAGCTCAAGCGGATCGGCAACAAGCTCGTCGACCCGTCGAAGGCGCTTAAGCAGATCGGCGTGATGATGGTCGCCGAGTCGCAGGCGTCGTTCAAGGCGCAGCGGTTCGGGCAGAAGGCGTGGCGCGAGCGCGGCAAGGTCAACGTCTTCGGCATCATCGCCGACTTTGCGCAAGGTCGACGCAAGCCGCCGGCGCGGCGGTTCCAGACGAGGCCGGCGCTGCGCGACACGGGCAGGCTGGCGAACAGCATCGCGTTCCAGGTCAAGGGCAAGATTGTCGAGGTCGGCACCAACGTGCCGTATGCGTCGCTGCACAACTTCGGCGGAGTCAGCAAGAGCGAGAAGATCAGCGGCACCGTCCGCAAGAATCTGTGGGCGTGGCTCAAGAAGCAGAACAAGGATCTCAAGGGCCGGCTCGGATGGCTGCTGAATCGCAAGTTCAAGGACCAGAAGCTCGAGCAGAAGGTGCCCAAACGGCAGTTCGTCGGCGTGACTCTGCAGACCCGCAAGGCGATCAAGAAGACCATCGGCGTCGAGATCATGGAGGTCGGTAGGTAATGGCGAGCGGCGATGTCTCGCGCGTGCTGCGCGCTCCCGGGCGGCTGGTCGTCAACCCGACGGACCTGAACGTCGACTTTCCGCACGGCGGCGTCGAGGTCGGCAAGACCCGGCTAGTCGTGCTAACGACCTTCAACACCAGCGTCCGCATCGAGTGCGAAGGTCTCGGCAACGAGCCGAGCGACATCCTCGAGCGCACCAGCCGCTACGTCTTCTCGTGCTTCATCCGGGCATGGGATGACGACGCGATCGAGCGGTTCTTCTCGAGCAACTTCGTTCAGGGCGGCGTCAGCGGTCACAGCCTGCTACGCGAGCCGGGCACCCGCGTCGCCGGCGCGTCGGCGCTTGGCCGCGCGGTGCGCCTGCTCTACGTGCCGGACGACCCGATCAGCAACCCGGCCGTCATGATCTACCGCGGCGTGCCGGACTGGTCGGAGAACGCCGAGCTCGCATTCCAGCGGCAGGAGGAGCTCGGCCTGCCGATCACGATCGAATGCGTGCGCGGCGACTCCGGCAAGATCCTCGAGGTCGGCCGACTCGCCGATGTCTCCCTGACCTAGAATGCGCTTATGTTCTCCAAGAAGCGGCAGCCCGATCTGACGAACGAAGGCTACGAGCGGTGGTTGCGCGCGCAGCGTCCGCCCTTCACATGGTTCCTCCGGTTATCGGAGGTCGAGCAGGAGCAGCTCGCGATGCTCGGCGATGCGCACGCGCAAGACTTCGCGATCGCCTGCGGCTACGCGATCCGTGACCCCGAGGCCGCCGACGCCGGCATGTCGGCGATGCAGGGCGACAGCAACGCCGAGGCGACGCTCGCGACCAAGCTGGCGCAGGGCTTCGCGTCAAAGCTGATGCAGATGCAGCGACCGCCGGAGGCCGCCCCAGAGCGCCCACAGCGGACGATGAGCGGATTCGGCGAGCGCCGCACCGCAGACGAACAGACGAGCGCACAGACGCCGCTATGGGGCGTGGAGGCGACGAAGGCATGAACCCGTGGCAGATGGCGCAGCAGCTAAAGCACGAGCTCCAGACGGTTACGTGGGACGGCACGAGCAACGTCGTTTTCGGCACCCGCAGCGTCTTCGTCTACGCGGGCGCACCGCCGAGCGACGAGGAGCACCCGCCGGCGTTCCCGTTCTGCCTTGTGACCATCGGCACCGGCACGCCGGACGAGGATCACCCCGAGCTCATTCAGCAGACCTTCAGCATCGTCGTCGCCGTCGAGGTGGCCGGCGACCCGCTCGGCGAGCAGGCGGTCATCGGCAGCGCGCGCGCCTCGGCAGGCCGCAGCGCCGGCGCGGGCATCGCGCAGGTTTCGGAGCGCGTGCGCTTCGCGGTGCAGAACCTCACGACCTACGACGGGGCCAGCATCATCGTCAGCGGCAGCGGCATCGGCAGCCCTAGCACGCTCGGCCGCGGCCGGCAGGTGGTCTTCGACGAATACACGGTCGAGGCGCTCTGCACGTCGCAGCCGCACTACCCGGCACCGCAGCAGCTCACGGCCAGCGGCGAGACGTTCAGCTGGGAGGCCGCGCTTTCGACCAACCGCTACGACCTGACCCGCTACACGCTCGCCTACCGCAACGGCGACACGCCGGGCAAGACGATCGCCGACATGGACGCGACGGTCTACCAGGGCACGGACCTCGAGACCGTTCACCTCGCCGCGGCCGGCCGCGTCTATCACATCTTCGCGGAATACAGCGGCGTCGCCGGCGCGCAGGACTACAGCACCGCCGAGCTGGGGAGCTACCTGCGGCTATGACCCTGCGCGACGACATGGTCTTTCGGCCGACTCTTGGGCCAGACGCGCAGCCGACGGCCAAGACCCGGGCGCGAGAAGAACGTCAGCACGACCGGCAGCATCGGAAAGGCGGCGCGCTGCGGCGTCTGCGCATGGCGCGGCAGATGCGTCGGCGGCAGCGGCGCATCCAGCAGGGCAAGAGCCAGAGCAAGATACGCGGCGCGCGCATGGCCGGCCGGTCTGGGCTAGCGCGCGCGGCGTCTGGCCTAGCAGGCACGGTCCGCGGCGGCGCTGCGCGGGCAGTGCTACTCAATCCGATCACGGCAGCGATCGCAGGGCTGGTCGCCGGCGCGATTGTGACTTTCCGCATGGGCAGCGGCAAGACCTTCGAGCAGATGGGCGACGAGCTCAACAACATCATGATCGGCGACCTTGACGAAGCCGGTCGTGCGCGCATGACGGTCCGGCACCGATTCCAGGGCGATGAGATGATGGCGCGCATCCGCAGCCAGAGCGGCAAGCAGAACATGCAGATGAACCGCATCGCGGAGGATCTGTTCCGCGTCGAGAAGCAATACGAGGACGGCAAGGCGTTGATCGAGCGCGAGTTCGGCGTCAATGGAACGTGGGACATGCTGATCTTGCGAGCCTACGAGGCGTTCGGCAAAGCATGGAAGGCCATCGGCGGCAGCGACAAGCTCTCTCAGTTCGTGCGCAAATCGCGCAAGCATCAACTGCACCACGGCAAAGCACGGAGTAGCCGCTAATGGCGCAAGAGACGAAGGTCAAGGTCCGGCTCGACACGCGGCAAGCGAAAGGTCAACTCCGCGGCCTCGTGCGCGAATCGGGCCGCAGCGCCGGCAAGCTGACGAACAACATCCGCAGCGTCGTCGGCAAAGGGCTGGGCGCGGTCGGCGTCGGCGCAGGCATCGGCACCGGCATCAGCGCTGTGCGCGGCTCGATGGAGGGCGGCATCATGTCGATGATGAAGGAGGCATACGGCGGGCTGTTCGCGCAAGCCGAGGACATGCTCTACGGCACGCTGAACGAAGAATCGCGGGCGTCGCGTAGCGCACGCGAAGAAACCTATCAAGCATTCGGTGCCATTGCAGGAGCCCGCAACGAGATCCCACCCGAGGCCCGGCAGTTCTACAACAGCATCAAGAGCCTGCGCATGGACGAGGAGCGCGGGCGCGAGCTCTTCGAGATGGACCCGCAGATGCGCGGCCCGGGCATGGAGAAGCTGATCGACCGTATCATGAGCGGATTCGCCAAGATGGTCGGCGACGCGCTGACGCGCTTGTCGGACATGATCAACCCCTTCAGCGACAGCAAATAGCATGGCGATCCCGAACCCAATCTCGATCACCTACGGCAGCCGCAGCATCGGCGGCACGTCGGGGCAGTATCAGATCGTCGGCCCTTACATCCTCGACAAGAACTACGAGAGCATCCGCGTCGTCGTCGACGTCGTCGTAGTCGCCGAGGACGTCGCGACCCTGCAGCCGTTGTGCGACAGCCTTGAGGTCGACTTCCGCAAGCGGCTCGCCGACGGCGACACGCTGGTGATCGACATGGACGGCACGGCGTGGACCTACACCGTAGGCCAGACGATGCTGCGCGCGCGTGCGTCGATCGCGAAGAGCGGCAACATCGACCTCGACCGCGGGGCGAGCCGCGGCTACACCGTCACCATCGAGGGCGAGCTGCCGGCCGACGACAGCGTCGACGCCGGCCTGCGCGACATCGAGGTTCTCGTCGACTTTGAGGCCAGCCGGCAGAAGGTGGTCACGATGCGCGGCACCTACACGGCAACGACCGCCGGCGACGCCAAAGCTCGATACGACGCCGACGGCGACACGCGCTGCAATAGCTATCTCAGCGTGATCGACAGCGACGCATCGTTCGAGCTCGTCGATGAGAGCTTCACGCTCGACCGCGAGGGCGGGGCGACGCCGTCGCCGCACGTGCTCAACTTCACCCGGCAATACCTCGAGCTCCTCGCGAACCAGACGCAGGGCGCGCTCGACGACGGGCAGATCCGTGACCATCGGATCACGTTCACCAACATTAACCAGTATCCCGGCGACAGCCGCGAGGACGCGCAACGGCTGCAGCGCGTCATCGGCAGCTACGACTGCGCCGTCGACATCGAGCAGACGACCAACCTCGCGAGCGTCTACGAGAGCAAGGTCAAGCAGCACGTGCGGCAGCTCTTCCAGACCAACTTTCAGCCGGCGGTCTTCGGCGTCGAGGAGGAGCGCGTTAGCTACGACGAGACCGCCAAGCGGATCAGCGTCTCGCTGCAGTTCATCTTCCAGCCCGCCGGCGGCGAGTCGATCGTCGAGGTATCGCAGAGCGTGGCGTTCCGCGAGACGCGCAGCATCGACTACACGCCGACGCACAGCGACGACGAGCTCGCGGCGTTCGCCGACGTAGGCTTCGGCGTGCTCGAGCGCGTCTGGAATCGCACGGCAATCGCGATCGGAGCCGAAGCGCCGAAGCTGCGCATACGCGAGCGCGCGCGGCCTGACGGTCCGATCGGACGGTTCAACGACAACATCCGCGGACAGCAGGGACCGGACAACCGCAACACGTCGGAGATTGAGCAGTATGGTTGGAACGTCGTGGCAAGCACGAGCCAAGTGACGCCGCGCGTGCTCGGCGACCCGAACAGCGAGCAGTTCATTACGGTCACCGTGCTGACGGAGAGCGTCACCGAACGCTACAACGCAAAGCCGGGCGTGCGGACGTTCGTGCCGATCCAGATCGCTCCGACGACGGGGCAAGCCTAAGCCATGCCGACCGCGCAGAAGCCCACCGTCAAGCTAGGCGGCGTCGAGCTCGCAGCGGTCAGCGGCATCGCGTGGCGATTCATCAGCGGCGTCGCGCCTTACACGACGGTCATGAGCGTCCACCGCTCGCGATGGGACCGTCTGCAGGGGCAGCTAGGCCAGCCGCTCATCCTCGAGATCACGGACAGCCGGGGCGTCAAAACTACGATCAAGCAGGTCTATATCCTGCACCTGACACCGAGCGACAGCCCGCACCGTGTCTCATTCCTAGTCGCCGACAAGCGATGGCTCTGGACCTACAAGCTGGTCGTGCGCGACTTCAACATGCCGCGCAAGACGGGCGACCGGACGGCGCTCGGCGAGGCGGTGCCGGTCGAGACGCAGCAGGTCGTCGACCAATACGACTACCTGCCGTATAGCCTGCAGCCGCCGCAGCAGACGAAGTGGACGGCGCAGTCTGCGCTCGAGGCCGTGCTCGAGCTCGTCGACTCGGACGGCTGGAAGGTGGACACGTGGCCGATCAAAGACACAACCGGCGTCGGCGACAGCGGGCAGTTCAGTCTGCAGGGCGTGACGCTGCGCGACAGCGGCGACGTGGCACTGCAACGGCTCCTGAGCTACATCCCCGGCGCGGCGCTCTACGTCGACAAGGATGGCCGGACGATCATCTTCGACGCCAGCGACCTCGACGCAACCGAGCAGCACTTCCGCAACCTGCCGATCAGCACCTACGCGGGCGAGCGCGGCGCGTGGATTGACCGCAAGGCGATCCGGCCGAGCAAGGTCATCGTTCACTACCAGAAGGAGATCGAGCTGCTCGTCGAGTTCGAGGACGACTACAGCGGCCAGACCTCGGCGCAGCCGGTCGCGAACAACGCATACCTCGACAATGTCATCCCGACGACGGACACCAAGACCGAGATCACGGAGTTCGATCCGGCGCAGGGCAAAACGGTGACGAAGACGGTGCCGCTCGGCACCTACGTCCGCGTCGACAAATGGCTCGATGCCATGGACGCCGACCGGCCGGAGGGCTCGTTGCCGTGGACCTGGGACACGGTCAAGATCCACTGGTTCAAGGGCGATCTCGATGCGGTCTGGGTCCGCGGCAAAGACCTCGACCCCGAGGGCAATGCGGCGATGCGGCTGCAGGCATTCCGGCAGCACTTCCGGCAGACGTTCCGGCTTAATCGCAAATACACCGAGCGCATCCGCAACCTGCGGCCGATCCGCGTCGCGCTGCTCGACCCGGTTACGGGCGCGCGCGCGCCGGCGGCGGTCTGGGGGCAGGGCACGATGGTCCCTACGCAGAAGGGGATGCTCATGGCGAAGCGGTCGCGTGACGACAAGGCCAGCAGCAAATACCTGCGCATCATCGACGCGCTCAAGGACTACCCGCAGAAGCCGCTGCTCGAGCTCAACCCGAGCCCGCAGCGCGTCAACATCATCGACGAGGAGCTCGGCATTTTCCGGCTCGAGTGGATCGTCAGCCCCTACGGATTGTCGGACAGTTTCCTGCCGTGCAAGACGGTCAACGACCAATACACGCAAGGCATCAGCGTCTCGCGCGACCTCAAGTTCCAAGAGGACGAGCCGATGGGCGCAGGCATGGTCGTCGAGGGCGGCACCAACGGCATCTTCCTCGACGACTCGCTCGAGCTCAAAGTGCTCATGACGGCGGTGCCCGCGTCGCCGAACAGCCGGCAGCAGTTCCATCAGGTCGAGGTCGAGGCCAGCGAGATCCAGAGCCTATTTCAGCGCGAGTTCCGCATCCAAGACGGCGACGGCCCGCCGCTCGAGGTCTTCGTCAGCCCGGGCGAGGTGACGGCGCGCTTCGGCATGAGCGACGCCGCGACCGGCTACAACACGCAGCAGAGGCTCTTCGGCCTCGTCGACCCGGACCCGGGCGAGGAGCCGCAAGAGCTTGAGGGCTACACGCTTGTCAACGAGGAGCGCGAGCTGCTGCCGCACGCGCGAAGCCTCGCAGCCGAGGTGATCGCGCCGTTCGCCGACAACGTGCAAGGCATCATCAACACCAGCCTGCCGCGCGAAGGGCTCAAGCTAGTCGGCAACATGACCAGCGCGACCCTGCGCGTAGCGGCTGCGCCGTCGGCGCGCGTCGACGCCGTGCATGAGTTCCCCGGGCAGCAGCGGTCGATCCCGCGGCACGCGCTGATGCCGGAGAGTGCGCGGCAGCTCATCCTGGGTATTGTTCCCTTCAAGGCATGACCTCGTTCACCGACTTCACCGACCTCGGATTCTTCCCGCTGCAGGATCACGCAGCGGCGCAGGACGGCACGCCGATCTCCCGGCGCATGATGTTGGCTGGCGGCCGGATCATCCAGATGACGGACCCGGGCGACGCGGGCAACGCCGACGAGGCGCTGATCCGCTACGGCCGCGAGCACGGCCTCGGCACGCTTGGCGACGTTCACCCGTGGATGTTCTGGCAGACCCGCGAGCGCGCGGTCCGCGGCATGGGTTCATGGGCGCAGGTCTTCGGCACGCTGGCCGTAGACGCCGACCCCTACTACGCCAGGATCAACGCGCAGCCATTCCGCGATCGGTCGTTCAAGAACGACACGCGCTTCCGGCCGCTTGACGCGGCGTGGCCGGCGGGCTTCCAGCGCGTGCCTCGAGGCGCGCTGCTGACCGTGCTGCCGGCGATGGAGGAGTCCGGGCAGGAGGCTGTGGCGCTCTGGGCCGATCCTCGTCTGGTCGCACCGAACGCGGCCGGCCCGGGCGAGTGCGGCACGCTGGTCGTCGACCTCGGCCCGGACCGCGAGCTCTGCATGGGCGGCAGCGACACGCCCGGAATCGGAGGCCGACACGCGCGGCTGCAGTCCCTTGTGCGGGTGATTGCGGTGACTCCGGGCAGGAGCTTCGCCGACCTCGGCGCGCGCGGCAACACGCTCGCGCTCAACTTCGCGGCAAGCGGCAAGGACAACATCCCCAACTTCGGGGCGTTCTGGGCGCAGACGGCGGGCGGAGGCGGCCCCAGCGGCCCTACAACGGGCGGACCGACTACGAGCGGTCCGATCACCGGCGTGCCGTCTGGCGTCAGCACAGGGCAGCAGAGCGCCGGCACGGACGCCTCGACGAGCACGTTCGGCACGCTGCAGGTCGGCGGCGGTGCGTTCGGCGCGCAGGTCGAGGCCGGCGAGGACGAGAAGCAGCCCAACGACTTCGGGCAGTTCGGCGTCAACTTCGTTGGCGGGCACGCGGTCGCGCTGATGTCGTCCGTCGGCGGCGACGGCCCGCTGCACCCGGGCAGCTCGAACGACAAGCACCGGCACGGATCGGATCGCGACGGGCACCCGATCAACGCGGCGCACATCTCGACCAACGCCTACTTCTACCAGAGCGAAACGGCCGACGCGCCGATCGAGTTCGCCGGCGGCTACCCGAACCCGAACCCGCTGCCGATCCCTGCGCCGGCGCACCTGAGCTACGACCCCGGGCGGAATCACACATTCAGCCGCGGCCAGCGGTCCGGTCTCTGGCGCTTCTGGTGCGAGACGCCGGACATCAGTCCGCCGCCGGTCGATCCTCCATACGCACCCCCTGGCCCGCCTGGGCCGCCCGGTCCTCCTGGCC